ACAAAGTACCCCTAGCCTTGCGGTCAGCCAGTTTCTGTAGATTGTTTTCCATGATATGACCAAGGTCCATCCCCATTTCTTGTGCTAATACTGCACAGTACCACATAACATCACCAATCTCATAGCCAATCTGAATCTTTTTGGCTTCATACTCATCTGGTGCTGCGCCATCACGAATAAACTTCTTTACTTTGTTAGCAATCTCTCCTGCTTCTCCCGTCAGGCCCAGAGTTAAATACTCTGTGGCCTTTTCTTTTGGGAAGATAGCAGTCTCACATGCTGCTATCTGATACGCTTTGGCTGTAATGCCATACATAGATTTCTCCTTCATCCAAGTTTTAGCCTCTTGCTCCAAGTCCATTTTGTTTCTCCAAATTCTTAAAGTATGCAGCTTCCCACCCTCGTTGCCACTCACGCCAAAGCGTAGTGTTAATTTTCATGGGGTTAGCTACTTGACGATAGCGTGTGCCAAAGCGAGGGCTTTCAAACTCTTGTACCCTATTAAACGCTACGTAACCAGAGTTATAACAGTCAACTAACTTTTTGTTCATCCTGTTTCTCCTTGAATGCTTTGATTACATCAGAAGAGAATAGTTTCTGTAGGTTTAGTAAATACATACGTGATGCATTGTTATCACCGCCTGACACACTCTTCTTATAATCTAGGTTGTTTATAATTCTCTTTAACGACGACGTGTCAAACACAATAGTCGCAAAAGTTTCATCACCAATGCAGAGATTGTGAAACCAATAATCTGATTCTGTAGCATTGATACCACTTGGTTTACCATAGCACTCATATTCGATTGCAATGTTGCCAGTCTTTTGCCATACATCCCTCTCACTTTTTACCTCTATCTTTTTGTCCTGTAGCATGTCAGCTACTTGTTGCTCACGTACTTTACCATATTCAAGGTCAAGGTCAAACTTCTTGCGGTTAGCCACGCTTGGCTCAAGGCTACTCACTTTTTGTGGCCTCTGTCTCTGAAGTTTTAACTGATGCAATTAGTGCGTTAGTAAAACTATTTTCTGCTGCAACAAGCTGGTCAATATTAAACCGTGCTTCTGCTATGCGACCTTTCAAGTTACGCACTTGATTAACAAAGTATTGTGATTGTTCACCAAGGTCATCGAAGTTGTACTCCGTTTCATTAATCATTATTTTGTTTTGCTCTGCCATCTTCTTTCTCCTTTTCTTTTAGCCACTCTTTATACTGTTCAGACTTGCGAGGTGGATTAGCTATCAACCAATCCTTACCCCGTTTCCAGACTAACTTACTCATTAAAGTAGTTGTCCAAAATGTCTAGTCTGTCTTCATGCATAGCCATCTTGTCTAACTCTGCTTGTATGGCTTCCATGATATCTGAATGCTCCCCTATACCTGCTGGGTTTTTAAGATAGACCTCAATATTCATACAATGCAACTGGCTATTAGCCTTTGCATGTTGCTTTAGTGTTTGTATCATCTGTTCTCTCATATGTCAATTCCTTTCTTTTGTCGAATCTTTTTTACCACTTAAATACTTTGGTTGCTCTTGAAACTTGATAAATCTGCTGAGTAACTTTACCAGAATATCAGCTATCTTATCCATCACGCTGTCTCCTAAACCTGTGCCTGAAGAATACAATCAAATTGATTGCGGTGTTGACAGTGATAGCTAGTATCAGCCACCACTGCCACCATGTAGGCATGTCCACTCCTTCAATCATGCTGCGTTCAAGTCTACAATCTCACACGCATCTGCAGTACACGCTAACTCACGTCCACCCGATGTTGTGTCTTCTTTCTCAAACTCCTGCAGCTTTGACCAATCGACACTCTTAGGCATCTGCACTAACATAGCATCATATTCATCTTCTGTACAGTCCTGATATGGTGCTTGCTTGTATGTATGGTCACTGAATGGCAGGAAGCTAATGCCTGACACTTCATCAAAGTGTTTGTACACCCAAGCACCCACGTCCATCCACTCATTCTCTTTGACAGAGATTGTGACTGACGGTTTGTGTTCACACCAGTAACGCTGATAGGTAAGCCACAACTCAAGCTGTTCAATAGCCGACAGGATTGTGCGTGTAACCGCCCCACGTGGTGATGCCATTGGGAAGCTGAACACTGTTGTGGACTCAGGCTTCATAACATCTGGCTCTGCTGGGATACCTTCCGACATAAGGAACTGTGTGAGCGGGTCTTTGTTATCGCCACGTACAGTCCGAACATAGTGTGGGTTGTGCCTTGCATGGATGCCACTGGCACTGTCTACAAGCTGTGACACTGTGCCACTAGGCTTGATGCACGTGATAGCCGTTGACTGCGGAATACCAAGCTGTTCAGCCATAGCGGCGTTAGTCTCTACTGCCGTATCACGCAATGTCTCCAGTGTCTGACCAATGTTCTTACCAAGGTGTGCAGATGTACCACTTAGCAAGTCGTTATCCATGATGCCTGTCAGTGACACGCCCAGCAAACGCTCTTCCTCTGTGTTTTTCTTCCACACGTTACGAAGATATTTAAAGTCAGTCAGTGTTGACTGAAAAGTACCCAAGATTGTAGCCAAGCGTACCTTCTCTCGCAGTGTTTGCTGTGTGTCGCTAGCACGGGCAACTACCTCTGACAGATTGCAGAACTGATATGGACGTAAGATAATTTCACTGCAGGGATTGCATCCGAAATCATGTTGCGTATCACGTCTACCATTCTTGGCTGCTTGTGTCTGTGCTGCTGCACGGTTGAAGATACCACGCTCACCTGACTTAGATTCGTACAAAGATACCCACTCACGCATGAATGTACCCATCTCTGGCTTACCTTTGTAGGCTACGCTGTTGTTAGCCAGCGCACGTTGACCTTCATTCTCCCACCACATACCTGACTTGGCATGTGCCATCTGGTCATCGTTCAAGTTGGACAGGCTGATGAGTGCGCTGCGGCGTACACCACCGACAACTACAACTTCTCCAATCTTACACATGATGTCGTGACATTCGATTGGGAATAGCTTACGACCTGCTGCGTTCTTGAACTTGGCAATGACAAACTCAAACAGTTCTTCTAGTGGTGCTGGGCCACTGGCACGACCACCAAATGTCTTGAGCCTTGCGCCAGCAGGACGCACCTCTGATACATCCCACTTGGGAATCTGTCCTGCATATAACAGAGAGATAAGTTCACGCAGAGACTTTGCCCAACCGGGGCGGCTGTCACCTACCTTGATTACTGTATCTGTATTATGCATGTCCTCATTAATTACAGGCAGCTTGTCCACGTTCTCACGCTCCACAGAGAAGCCTACACCCGTGCCACACATGAGGATGTACATAGTCTCATCGAATGCACGTGGGCTGTCTATAGGCACGTAGGAACAGTTGTATGCACCCACGTGGCAGCGGTCTAGTGCTGGGCCAGATGTCATCAAGGCTCTCATGCTGGGCATGATGTCTTGGTTCAGTACGGCCTCTTCTAGTTCGCCACGCAGTTCATCTGACAGCACGTAGTTACATGTACTGTACAGGTGGTTCTTCATGTAGTCAAAGTAGCGTTCTACTGTCTCAACCCATGTCTCACGGCGTTGTTCATCTTCTTTCCATCTTGCATATCGTGATAGCGCAATAAAGTTTTGGTAGTCCGTTGGTAGGTAATTATTCATCTGTCACTCCACTATTGTTTTCATATGTTTTATATCGGCTCCTTCTATGTCATAGAAGTATTCACGAATACTGTCTTCTATTTCTGCGCCTACATCTTCATCGGCAGGTACGGGATATTCTTCAGGGTCTATATCTATGGTGATGAAAACTTTAACTTTCATCACTAGCCGCCACATCTTCTAGTAGTGCATTTAAATACCACTGTGCTTTCTCTAAGTCCTCAAGTGGTTTGCCTTTGTAATCAAACCTCCATAAGTATTTCATAATGTTACCTTGCAAGTAGTATTTAAAGTTAGGGCCAAGAGCAGCTTGGATGGCAGCAATGCATTCAATACCTGACTGATTATAATGAGTAGGATTGTTGACCATATCATTATTAGTAGAAGGTGGATAATCTTCTATGCTACCTATGTCACTCTGTTTCATAGCTTGCTTCATATATTCTTCATGCCGCATTATGCACTCCCTTTTGTTTTACTACCAAAGTTAAGATGAACTACATTACCATCTTCTCTGGTAATTATGATATCATCATCTTCTATCACATCTTCATCTTCATTGTCAACAACTTCCATGACATAGGAATGTACTAAATTACGAATGGTTTCGTCTTGTTCCATGATGGGAACAGTAGAACACATCATCTTGCAAAAGTGCATTACTTGTCCATAGCCCTCATCATTTATTGGATTGTCTGCTTGAGATATAATGGAAATATCTATCTCACCTGTCCACTCTCCATTTTCTTCTAGGCTTGGCCTGACTCTTATAATAAAGTCTTCATTTTCAAATGACATTCTTTCCATGACTATCTCCTTTTAACCTTGCTTCCACTAAACTTGATAAACTTTGGGTGCTTGCTCTTGCCTTTCTCTTTCAACCAATCTTCTGGTATGATGCGGTCATAGTATTTGAAGCCATACTTAATGCACCACTCTGCATAAGTGGACTTAGCACCCTTACGTAGCTTGCGTCTACTATTTTCAAAGACAAAGCGGATGTCTAGCTTGGGATGCTGTTTCTTGATGGCTAAATGTTTGCGCCTGTCAGCAGCAGTAAACATACCCTTCGTTTCGATAATAATGCCATTGCACAGCACGAAGTCGGGTGTATAGGTGCGATACGCAAGGTCTTCCCATTCAATCTTGACTTTCTCGTAGTCGTATTTCACTTTGAGTTCGTCAAGGTAAACGGACAACTTGTGTTCAAGCCCACTTCTATACCCATACTTACGTGCGGCACGAAATGCTATGTAATTAGGCATATTCTTCTGCCAGACTTACATACGCAACCGTCTTAGGCTGCTTTGCCTGTGACATTACAGCAGGACGTTCCTGTAAATTAGGCCAGCAAGAGAACCTGTAGCGGCAGAAGCCACACTCAGTGCCAAGCACTGTGTTACCTGTTTCCTTGCCACGAAACTTCTCTGGCACAGCATCGAAACAACGCTCAAACCTATTCTCCTTTACAGTAGCTGCTGTCTGCTTAATATTGTTCACCTCTTGTGTAATGTCAAGACCTGTAGCTGGTACATATTTAAACTCACCATTGGCTTTGTTTACTACCCACCATCCTCCTGCTCGTTTGTCTGCTGCCTTTGCGTAACCAGCAAGCTGTGCTACATACCCGAAAGCATCACTCTGTCTAAGAGTGTCGAAGGACTCAAACTTGTTTGTATAAGACCAATTAGAAGCGGACTTAATATCGTCAACAGCATTATCAACAACAATATCATAAGTGCCGTCGATGGATGTGTCATCGTCAAGTTCAAGAGTAACCTTTTTGTCGTCCTCATATTTAACTCCTGCTTCTTTCAGAAGACCTTTGAAGACAGCTTCAACGATGTCTCCAAGCATCATGTTCATTACGAATGTAGTTGGTAGGGGTAACGCCTTCTCTGGTTCATTCTTTTCAAACCAAAGCTGGCAAGTTGGCCTACCTACGTTTGACATACGTAGACCAAACTCGCCACGCTTATTGCCCCCACCAAACTGGCGGCTGAGTGCCTCAGATATGTCGGCAGCTACTTGGAGTATTGTCTCCTCAGACATTGTGGATTTACCACTAGCAGCATTTTCCATATACTGATGTAACGCCAGTTCAGCAGGGTGGTTCATCAGGCTACCTCCTCTACTTCTATATCTACAATGCCGTCAACAATCATTTCGTCATCTTCATCATCGTGCTGATTAGCATTTTCAGACCATGCATTAATGATATACTCGTTATAGTTGTTCACCCACTGCATAAAATCACCAAACATTCCTTGCTCTTTATCGGTTAGTTCAAGTGTCTTGGTAACGTCAAGAGATACAATTGGCAGATAGAAGACTGCGCCAGTAGGAATCTTACGCTCCTCTGTATTGGCAGTAATCAAGTGCTGCACAGGTAGTCGCTTCATCTTGGCAAGCTGGGTAAATGCCCCGCCCACATTCTTGAAAGCGTCGCGGTTATCGACCTCCCAGATAAAGGCAGTCTCGTCTACTTTCACAGAGTTGCCTGAAGCATCTGTGGCATTGACCAGTTCTACTGTACCAAGCACAACGCGAACACGTTTAATCTGCTTGATAAGTTCCTGTGTCTTCTCAGGCAGAGCCTTGAAGTCTTGGATGTAGCCAGCAGGTTTACCACAGTTGAACCCACCGTCATTGTCCTTGAGGTCAATGTTCAGGTTGTCAGCCATGACAGTCTTGACATAGCGGTTAGGGCTGTCGCCCATGCCACGGACAAAACGCTTGTACATGAAGCGTTGCAGATACGGACGAATCTTCACCGACTCTGCGTAGTACGTCGGGCCGTCAGGCACTTCCAGCCTGTAGGTACCGCCGCTGATTACTTCCATGTTCACGGTCTTGCCGTTCACCTCTGCCTCACCCATCACAGGCGAGTGGTTAATGCGTAGACGAGCAAGTGTGCTGGCTTGCTTACGTTCACCAGCAGTCTCGTTTGCAATGCCCATAGCTTTAGCCATAGCGGCATAGTTGTTAGTGTCAATAGTTGTTAGTTCCATGTGTTTATACTCCTCCTTTGAGTTAGAAAGCCCTAGTTATATCACGACACATCTTTAGTGTCAAGCCAGTTGGGGCCAATTTTTGCCTCTAGTTCCAGAGGAACATTGAATACCAACCCCCAACGTATGGTAATCAAGTCAGGCAACTCTTTGTTAGTCTGTTGTATTATGTCTATAACTCTCCTTTCTTCGTCTGGGTGAACGTCAATTACAATTGAGTCATGCACAGTGTTTACCACACATGATTGCATACCGTCAAGTAATTTATCAATGTGCAGTAACGCAATTGGAACAATGTCCGCTGTAGCGAATGACTGCACGGGGTAATTCTTTATCTGTGTGAAGTATGACACACGACCATTCGGCTTACGTACTACATCAGGAAAAGCAAACTCACGGCCAGATGGCGTGGTAATCTTACCCGTGGCTATAGCCTCTTTAGCCAATCGGGAATGCCAATGTGCGATGCCTTGATACTTTTCCGTGAAGTGAGTGTAGTATTCAGCTTCCGCTGCTGTTCTGCCAAAGCCCGTTGCTCCATATAACGGCGCGAATGTATGCGCTTTCGCAGTCTGTCTGTCCGTAGGCTGACCAGCATCGGTAATAACTTGAGCGGTGTATGAGTGTACATCAAATCCAGTAGACACTTCTTCAATTGCAACTCCATCTTGTGAGAGATAAGCAGCGGCACGAAACTCAAGCTGTGCAAAGTCAGCTTCCATAATCTTACCGCCAGCGAAACGTGACACAAATACCTTCTTTACAGGGAAGGTGCCGCCACGTGGCATGTTCTGCATGTTCGGGTCACGACCACTGAACCTGCCTGTAGATGTCATGTGCTGCGTCAAACGCACATGCAGCTTACCATCTTGTTTAGTGTGCATACGGATGCCATCAACAAAGGATGATAGGTATGTATCCACAGCAGACAAGCGTCGGACCTTTGACAAGAAGTCAACAGCGTCTGTCATTCCTTTGACACGTGCTGCTTTCTCCAGTGTCTCAAGGTT